CTCTTGGCGAGACTACTTTACAGCCCGGTCACCTGCAAGTGTGAGGTTACCGCTCACCTACGACGATCAGCCCGCCGTTGCACTTGTCCTCGTGCCGTCGGCGCTCGGTCGCGTACTCCGCGAACTGGGTGCGCGTGTTAGCGGTCCGCTTCCACCCGCACCAGTTCTCGCCCGCATGACACATCAGCACGCAGGGCAGTTTGATCGGTGCCCCGACGATCTGCTCGGGCAGGATGCTGGACGGGCTGGGCGTGTATCCGGTGGGCATCGGTAGCCTTCCTTCATGGAGCCTTTCATGATCCCGTCCGTGCAGTACCCGGTGGGGCGCTCCCCGGGCGACCCGGTGAAGGTGACGGTCCGGGTGGAGTGGGGGAACGGGGCGTTCCGGGAGTTCACGGCGGCCGAGCCGCTCGGTTATGAACTGGCTATCGACGCCGCAGACGGCCGGGTGCGGAGCGAGCCGAAACTGCTGATCACGTTCGCGGGGAACTCCCGGGAGGGCGGCATCCAGGTGGCGCAGGACGGGAAGGTGCCGGAAGTCTAGGCCGGCTCGTCCGCTAGCGGCGGGAGCTGCTCGGGGAAGTAGATCCCGTCGGTGGACCAGCGGCCGTCCGGCCAGTACTCCACTTTGCGGATGAGGATGTTGTCGCCTTGTGGCTGGTACTCGACGGAGCGGATCCGGGGGCAGGCCCGGGCGTGCAGCCCACCGCATGTCTCGCACGCCCCACGATGGATCACACCGCAGGTGGTGCAGGCGTTCCCGGTGGGCGGGGCGAACTGCTCGTGCAGGTGACGGATCTCCGCAGCGCTCAGCGGCTCCTCCGCCACGTCCACGGCCAGCGCGGGCCGCCGGGCGAGTTCGGTGTTCGCGTCCCGCAGGAGCGCCTGGACATCGCGGAGGCGCCGTTTCAGGCGGGTGATCTCCCGGTCCTTCACGTCCACGGTGGCAGCGACGGGCAAGCAGCCCTCCTTCTGGGTGTAGGTGCCGGGCGCAGGCACGGTCCTGACGGCTGGAAGGAACTATGGGCCTCCCGCACCTTGGCTTCCCGCGTGCAGTAGCTGACCGGCGGCAATGACGTCGGGGGTCAGCCCGGGTGGCTTTGACGCCCGGCACTGATCAATCATGGCCTAACAGCCTGCGGTTCTGTGTGACCGGTCAGTCGTCCGGTTCGGCGTCGGTGAAGTCTGGGACAGTCAGCGGGTCGTAGGACAGGGTCCGCGGCGCCCACCGGTCGTCCTCGAGGCGCAGCACGTAACCACCCGGGGTTCGCAGACTGCCGCCATGCCATGGTTTCACCCGCAAGCCGGCCACCTCGCACGCGTTCAGCGCCGCGGCGAGGCCGGTTAGCAGGGCCCCGGAGGACCCGTCCTGCGGCGTGAGGCACCGGGGGCACATCGTGCGGATCTTGCCGCGTTTCCGCTTCTTGTGCTTCTTGCCGTGGCTCACCGCCCCTCCCGCCACGTCACCGCGAACCCGGGGAGGCTCATCCCGAAGTCCGGGTCAGCGGATGCGGGACGCAGTGGTGCACGCATCTTGGTTTCATCCGGCGAGCACATCGGTTTACGGGGCGACATGCCCGCCTGCAGGCCGGTCCACCGGAAAGGCTCACCACAATCGGCGCACGCCGCAGTGATCTCCGCCATGAAGTACGCCGGTATCGCGTCACCCTCGCTGGCGAGGACCCGCTCGATCGTGACGTCCGCACCGAAGTTCTCGTGCGGGCACGCCTCGTCAGGGTTGGCGGTCACAGTCCTGGGGTCACCTTGGCTAGGTAGTAGAGCGCCTGCGCCTCAGTGAACCGCTCGGGCCCGGCCGGGGTGATGAGCATCGTGAAGTACGAGTGCAGCGCGGTGATATGCATGCCCATGTCGATCTGGCCGAGTTCCTGCTCCCGCGCGAACTGGCTGGCGTAACCTTCCATCGCCTGCCGCATGCCAGGGGGAAGGCCTTCGGTGAGGCGCTGGAACATGTTCCGGGCGTCGTCCGGGTCGTTGGGCATGGACATTAGCACTCCCATTCGGGATCGGTACATCCGCCTTGTGGCACGTCGAATGCAGGCACGGTTATGTGCCTGTGGCATGGTAGGATTGCTGAATACGCGAGTGGCCCGAAGGTGTTGTGAGCACCTCCGGGCCGGTTCCTCGCGCCGTCCAACCCAAAAGCAACACGACGCGAGTGAGGCGATCATACGTGGCAGCGCATTCTCATTGGGACCTGACGCGCCTCGTCGTGCAGGTCAAAGCCGTCTGCGAGATCACCCCGGACGGCTGCTGGCTCTGGCGCTACGGCACTTGGGCTGAGCACCGGTACGTGGACGAGCAGCACAGGTACCCGAAGATCATGATCAAGGGCGTTCGGAAAATCGTCGCCCACTGGATCCTGGAAGCAACTGGCAGACCGCGGCCCTCATCCGAAATGGAGGCGTGCCACAGTTGCCACCGCCCTCCGTGCTGCAACCCGCTTCACGTGCGCTGGGATACCCACCAGGGCAACATGGAGGAAATGGGCGAGTGCTACCGGACCGGGCCAGACCGCCATCCCGAGAAGTACCAGTTCGGCGACAGGCACTGGACGCGGCAGCACCCTGAGTGGATACCTCGCGGACCCCGGCCCGGCGACTACGCCAGTGGTGATGACCACTTCACCCGGTGTCATCCGGAGTGGATCACATGGCGTGGCACGAATCACTACCAAGCGGTGCTTGACGACGATCTGGTACGTGACATCCGGAAGCGTCACAGGGTGTACCGGGAGACTGCCCTCGAGATCGCACGGGACCTAGGCGTCGGTCGTGGCACCATCCGGGCTATCCTGGAAGGCCGCACTTGGAAGCATGTTGCTTAGGCGGCTTCCTCGGCGTCATCCTCCGTCTCTAGGGGCGCATTGCAGTACGGGCAGCGGTCGCGGGGTTTGCCGTTCACGTTCTTTGCGAACCCCCGGCCGCACTTCTCGTCTGGGCACATTTCTGTGCCATAAATGTCATGGAACGACCCGACGACAGTAAAGAAACTTTGCATCACAGCGTCACCTTTGTCAGTGGACCGGCCGATGCGTTTCTTAATGTCGTCCTTTGACTCCACCTGAATCTTGCCCTCCGACATGTACTTCTTGTGCAGGGCCGTCAGGTCACCGGCTAGCTCATCATCTGGTGGGAGCGCCACGGTGGACCCGCCGGGACGGGAAGGGTCAAGTAGCTCACGCAGATTCCACCAGGCCGCGGACCTGAGCGTCGTGAAACCGAACTGGCGGGTAACGTCCTTACGGGTCGTCTTCTTTGCCGCATTGAACGGATCGACCTTGAGACCCATCTCGCGGAGCCGGTCGTACACCCCAGCACCGATACCGATCACGTCGACGATACTCGTGGCGAGCGGGTCGGCGTCCATCATGCCCTTGACGCGGCCGACGGTCTCCATGGTGTCTTCCTTGGACCAGGCCACGAGGCGTGTGATGACATCGCCGTGACGTACAGCAGCAATGCTCTTGTCCCGGCCGCTCCGGGCTACGTCGACGCCGATGATGTGCTGACCGTCCTGGTCGGGACGCCCAGCGGCATCCCACTCGGCCCACCTCAGTTGCGCTGCCTCCACCCAGGCGAGCGGGATGACGGCATCCTCATCTTCGGAGCAGAACTCGCCCAGGACGTGGTTTTGGTAAAGGGCTGACCTCTCGCCCCACAGCCGGCGCCTCTGCTCAGCCCAGCTGCGTGTCATCCTCCCAGCTGCGATAGCCTCTTCCAGAGTGACGTGCCGGGTGTGCCAGTCTTCCAATCCTGCGGCGTGCCGGTGGATTTCGTAGAAACGCCCCGCACATTCACCTGGGGTCGAAATCGCGAGGGCGAACGCCTCTAGATCCGAGTCGTCGCCCGCGCCGGAGAACGCGCCTTCTGCAGCGTCGAAAGTCTCCGCTGCGATGATCTTCGACTCGTCGAAGATGTAGAGCACAGAGTCGGCGTGCGCGCCCTCAAGTTTCTCAGGCTGGTCGGGTGAGCCGGCGAGCGCTACGCCGTGCCGCAGGGCGAGGCCGGTCTTCATGAGTTCGTTACGCTCGGAGAGGGGCCCGCGGCCTATAGTCTCCCAATTCAGGCAGTAGGCCCATTTCTTGATTTCTACCCACAAGAAGCCTGTGAGCTGCGCCCAGCTACCCGCCGTGGTGACTACCTTCCAGTCCACCCCGCCCGCGTCCCGGGTTATCGCGAACCACAGCAGGGTCAGCGACGCCAGGGCGGACTTGCCGAGTCCGCGCGGTCCGCGGACGGCGACACGCTTCTCCTCCGGGACGCTCGCCATGATGTCGCGCTGGTACGGCGCCAGTCCCGGTGGCCGTGTCGTCTTGCTCTTGCGCCGGGGGGTAGGCCAGCGGACGCAATTATCGATGAACCCGAGGGGGTCGTCGATGTACTGCGCGCACGTCCGCTCCGGTGCCTTCGCCTTCTGCCCGAGTTTCTGCAACTCGATCAGGTCGAGGAGTTCCTTGAGCGCGAGTGTCGGTGCGTCGGTGTACTGCGGGCGTGGGGGCAACGTTCACCCCCGGATGGCGCTCGTGGATTACGCGAAGCCGGGAAAGTTACCGGCGGCCAGGCGGGGTGTAGACCTCAAGCGCCTTGGCGCAGGGTCCGCAGAACGCGAAGTCCGCCGAGTGCCACGCGACCTTGCCGAGAGGCTTATGGCAGTTGAGGCAGTAGCCGTCAACCATGAGGGTCAACGGGGCGTTGTCCAGTTGTGACAGCGCCCACAGTAACCTTGTTCGATGTCCGTCTGGTTGTAGCTCGTCATCCCGCATACCGGGCAGGTGATCGACGGGGTCAGCGGGATCGTTGACGTGGGCATCACGGTGATCTGAGGTGGCATGCGTTCCATCGGGAAGTCACCGCACCGGCACCACGGGCCGTGCATCCCATTCCACGTCTCATTTGGGTCGCGGAGATGGGTGATCGGACCGGCCTTGACTTTACGGCCCAGTGCAGGTGCCCGCTTGCCCATTACTTCCGCTCCCGCAGTTTCCGGAGGTAGCCGAACAGTTTGGCCGTG